CAATTCTAATATGGTTAAGTATTAAATTAGTTTTAGTGTAAAAACCCTTAGTGGTAAGACTTGGGTCTTTAGTGTTAAAATATGAACCTAGTATATTTAAAAATTTTTCTTCTAAAAATTCAATGTGATCCATTGGCTCACGTAAAAAATCTTGTATCTCTTCTAAAGAAAAGTTAAACATCCTCGAAACCCCTACAAAAATGCATAAGCCAAAGTATGAGTTACCTTCTAATACAGAGTCAACCTCTAGTGTGTGTTTATTTTTTACTGCTAAATTATTTATTATGCCCTTTTTTATATCCTGTAGTTCCATGTTAAAAGTTTAATATTTTTGTGTCTTTGTATCTTACGTTAAAGGTCTTTCCCCAAACAATCTTTCCACTATCACCAAAATCTACTTCTTGTGCTCCTCTATGTAATAGAATTTGTTTTATCTGTTGCATTGCTAATTGTTTACCCGATTTAGCAACCTTTTCCTCGTCTCTAAATTTTATGTATTGTTGAGTTAGTTCAGTTAATTCATCGTCAGAATCAATCTTTACTCTATCAAGCATTGCCTTATGTTTAAAAGACAAAAATTGATCAAGGTCTACTTTGTATTCGTCCTCTACATTTGGTTCTAAATGTGAAACAAGTCTATAGGCTTCGTTATCATTTAAAACTCTAAAATCTGTATCAATTAGTCCTCTTGCCTCTTGAACACTATTGTAAAACTTCTCTCCTTCAATAAGAATAGTTTCCTGTATGTTTTCGTTTGCCTTTACTGTGAAAACATCCATATGCCTACCATCCTTTAAAAAAGCAAACTGCCCATAGTCATAACCTAAAACAAGCATATACAATTGAATTTGTGCTATGTAGTAAGGAGGAATACCGCCTTCCCATTTGTCTGCATTGTAACCGGAAATTGTTTTAATTTCTAAGACTCCTTTTCCAGACATTTCATCGTGACTTGTTATTTGTCTATCAATATTGGCAAACAAAAAAGGGTATTTTTCATTAATAAATATTGAGTTCCTTCTGATAGACTTTCTTAATTTAGTCTTACTTTGATAATTGTTTATCATTTCCACAGGATCACCTGTCCAATATTGCCATAAATCAGCAACGTAATCTTCTAAAAGTCTTCCATGAAACATAACCTCGTTGTCAATGTTTTTTATGTTGGCAGTTCCTACGGATTGATTCCATCTTGTAATCTTTGATGTCCAAGGATTTAAGCCTAATAAAGTAGAGGCATCTGATCCTCCAACCATTCCTTTAAATACTAATGTTTTTCTTAACGCAACCCACTCTTCATAAGGTAAGTTTGCTGTTGGTATTCTGGTTATTTTACTCATATTTTACAGGTTTTTTTAAGTGCTTCTCTGATTATTTCAGAAATATTTTTATTTTTTATTTCACTTATGTAGTGTAGATTATTAACCTCACTAGGTGTAAGTCTAAAAGTTATTCTAGTTGACAACTTCTCTGTAATTTCTCTTCTCATTGTTTCTTTTTAGAAAAAGGGAGGACTGGTAAAGACGGATGCCTTCACTAATAATTCCTGTTGGTTTGTGTCCTCCCTAAATGATTATTTACTTGCTTGTGCTACTGCCTTTTTAGATTTTTCGGCATTGATTAAAGTTTTTAATTCCTTAATCTGTTCACTTGTTAAAAGTGATTTATTTGCGGGTATGCGTTTTTCTACTGCGGTGTAATCAACACTTACATATGCTAACATAGATTGGTAAATGTCTGATCCGTTAGATGCTTTTACTCGCTGAAGTTCTTTGGCTTCGTCTTCGTCCATTATAGAGTCTTCACCACTATCAACAATACCCAATATAAATAACGCTCTGTTTAATGCTCCAGACTGGCATTTTTGAAACGAAAAAGGTTCATTTGTTCTCTTGTGTGCGATACCATCTGCTACAACAATCTGGTCTGAATTATAAACCTTTCCCGTCATAACGATAATACTATCGTTCATTTCTATAATATCTGTTTGTAGTGTGTATCCCTCAGTTCTAAAGTAGTCGTTGAAATAATTTAATCTTTCAATCCAAGGCACTATATTAACTCCTCTTCCTATTGATGTTTTTTTTAGTTTTCGTTTCAGTTTCATTTGGGTGTTTGTTTTTTAGATTGTTTAAATAAAAGTTTACTATATAATATTTTCTTGCATGAAAAAGTATTGATTCCCAGTCAAATCGCCAGTCTTTTATTCTCCTATCCATACAAATGTCTTCGTGATAGGTGAGCATGAAAAGTTTAAAATCTCTTAGCGAAAATCTTTTACGATCATGAATAATTTCCTTGTTCTCGTAGTCAAATCTGACCATGTTTTTAACTTGTATTTCATGTCGTGGTTGTTTAAAGTAAATGTAAGACAATTTATTGTCACTTGAACGATTGTATTGTTAACAACCTATTAAGTTTTTAACATTCGTATATAGTATTATATATGAGGTAGTGCCTATCCGATTGAATATTGCTTTTGTTTCTTTATAGAGTCGGTATTAGAGTGTTTTACGTACCTATAAAAAGCAGTTGAGCCATTAGAATGACCACTAATATTTCGTGCTTCAATTTCACTCAAACCTTTAGAAAGATGATAAGTTATCCCACTTGCTCTTAGTTTGTGTGGTGTAATAATGTCGTATAAAAATTTCTCTTCATGAATAGGGTTTCCATTGTGGTCATATGTATACACAATTTTCTTTTCATGTAATTCTTTGTAGGATTTCAATAATGTTTTAAGTCTAACTCTAAAGTGTTGTTGTGAATGTGCGAACGCACCCTTGCCCTCAAGAAAAACACGAACATCTTTTGGTAAATAAAAAGAAGATATTGCTCCGACTCCTTTTTTTGTTATAATAGTAACCACACTTCCATCTGATGAGGCTTGAAAATTCACTAAATCACTAACCCTCATACAAGAATACAGCATTAGTCTTGTATAATACCATACATCTTCGAGTTCGATTCCTGGATTGTTGTTATGTATTAAGTCAACTTGCTTAGGATCTAAAGCAATGACTTCTGTTTGCAACTCTCTCATGCTTTGTAACTTAGGAAACAAATAGCCATAATAATTCTCTGCCTTTTTTAAAGTAGTTCTTATAATTTTTAAATGTGTCTTTCTTGTGTTGTGATGTTTACAATCGTCTAACATCATATTCAAATATTTATTTACATGAGTCTGTAAATTTCGGGTGACCTTAAGTCTGTCCTTTCTATTGTTAACGTTGTTGAGGTCTAAACTTTCTATGTTAAAATTAAACTTGTATGCAGACATCTGATTATAAACTTGTCTGTAAGAGGTAATAGTAAGGGTTGAGAATTTCTTGCCATAATTTAAAATAGACCCATCCTCTAATAGATTTATAATTTGTTTCAGTAAAGATAAAAAGGTTCCTGTACTCATTAGAATATTATTTTAATTTGGATAATAAATTTGTGCGTTGTATTAACCTCCGTTTATTATTTGTCCTATTTTATCAGATACATTACCATAGTATTCTATGATTTTGCATGACTCTTCAAAAAACAGTGGAGAAGCACCAGTTTTCTTCTGGTTTAACGTACTTTTTTTAGATTTTGTCCCGTATATATACAAGCAAACTTCAGTTGTTGGAATTTCTGGAATTTGTAATAGTTTGAATGCCTTCATACGGAAGATATCAAGTGATCTGTGTTGTCTCTTTGCTGTCATATTGTTTAGTTTTCTTCAATTTATCTTGTTAATTAATTGAACGTCAGTATACTAATTTAGATATTTTTTACTTTTAATACAAGTATAGAGTGCAAAGTTTTTTGTAAATCTGTTGAACAATTATCATCTTGTAATATTTGATGTAAAAGGTCGTTATGTATTGGTTTCAATAACTCATCAACTTTCTCTATAACTTTAATATTTAATGATCTTAGTAATAAATTATATTTCTGTTTTATATCCATTGTTTCAGTTTGTAGATTTACATAGTCAACAATTATATTGTTAGGGTCTAAAATAGGGTTGTCAGAAAATTCTACACTTCCTATTACTTTCATAACTGCGTTGTAATTATTTCTAAACTCTTTATCGGTCTCGAATAAATCATCAAAGTGTTTTAGTCCATGTAAAACAGACGCATGATTCTTGTCAAAGAATTTTGCTATTCTTATATAAGTAATATTTAAAAGGTCTCTACATATTTTATAGGCAATTCTTCTGGCATCAACATTTTCCCTAACCCTATTTTTAGCCATTGGGTTTGCTTTTGTTACTACTGATATAGCATCACAAATAATCTCAATATCATTTTCAAGTGTCTTCATTTCTTTTTTTTTAAAGTAGTTTATACTATTATTCATTTAATTTTTTTTATGTAATGTTAGGTAACTTTCTATTTCCTCCATCGTCTAAAAGATCCCATAACATTTGCTTTCCTTTAATACTATGAAACATGTTGTTTATAAATTGTTCGTCTGTCCCGTTTGGAAACATCCCTCTAATCTGTGCTTTTAATTCCTCGTCTTTTTTACTTAAATGGCTCATCTGTTTGTCTGTTTAAAAATTCTTTGTTTTCATCTTCCTCTTTTATTCTCTCAACCTCACACATATAATTTGATGTCTCGTCTATCAACTCTTGTACTTCTTTAAGTTGTGTTGAGATTTCTTTTAAGTATGGCAATGACCTTTCGGGATTGAACTTGTATTTTCTAGATATTGTGTCCAGAACATTTTGTTTTAAAAATTTACCCATCTTTATATTAGTCGCCATAATTATGAATTTAGTTTTTGAAATTGTATAGTTAAATTTTGTTTCCAATGGTCAGCATCTTTTTCATACTCCTCTAGTATTTTATTTACCAATGGTATCTCATCTATTCCAAGTCTTGATATTTTGTCTAGCATTTCATCTGTATGCGTCTGAAGATTTGTTAGAAATTCCTCATCATTCTTAAACATGGTCTCAATAAATCTTGAGTTTTGTTTTTCCAATTCTAGTTGTGCTTGTTTTACTTTAAACTTTAATGATTGTCTGAATACCCTAGTATTTTCCAACTCGTCTAAAGACTCTAATAAAAGTTGTGCGTAAAAACTTGCTTTTACAACTGCAACATAAGTTTGATCTTTCATTTTTTAAATTTTATTAATTAATATATCCTTTCTTGACCTTGAGAATTTGTAATCATTTCCTCTCCATATTTATCACTTAGTTCTTCATTGTATTCATAAAGGTCAACTTCATTCTTTCTTTGCAACAAGTCATCTAAGGTTTTAAATACATGAGTATAAATGCCACTCATTGTAGCCTCCCATTCTTTCATGGCACTATTGTAAAACAAAAACCACTTTCCTAAATCTAATTGTCCTTCTTCTACTAACTCAGTAACAGAAGACTTATCTATTCCCCAAAAATTATTTTCCATCATCTTAATAAATTATACGATACTTTGATTATTATAAAACATATCCAAGCAAGTACCATCAACGTGAACATGTTTTCTCCTATACTATTTTTTCTTCTCACTTTATTTAAGTTATAATTTGATTAATTATATCTTCTACTTCGTGTTCATTTACTACCATATCTGTATCATCAGCAATGTTAACATATGCGACATCACAATCCTCTCTTAGTTGGCATATAAGATTTTCCAAACCTCCATATCTTGTCATAATTGATTTAAGTACCAGGTCATGTTTATTACTTTTCACCTCTTCTAGTTCTTTTAATCCATATTCATCTGCGTGAAATCGTATAGCAAACCAAATTCGATCCATAGTTGCTTCATTAGTTAATGCAGAATCCAACACATCTTGTGCTTCATCATCGTCACACTTAAACATACCTTTGATATCTTCAACGTGCCATAAATTACCCGTATAAAATCCTCTGTTTTCCAATAACTCTTTTAGTTTATCTGTAGAAAGTTCCCAATTATCAGACTCTCTTACTACAATATCTTCATCATCTCTAGTTTCAATACAATAGACATGATATCTTCCTT